GTCTAATGACAGCTTTAGCCCAATCACTCAATATAGGTGTCTCAGGATCAGTTACCAGTATCGCTTCTGCTTTACGCAATAAAATCATATCGCGTGGTACAGATTCTGGTGTTGCCGTTAGATGCAACTTTCGTAACTGTCTTGGTACATCCGCTATGCTGTGAGGGCAAGTCCAAGGATCGATGAAATATCTACCGAGGAATGGTACGGGACCTCCACGTTCGATTCGTTCGGTTTTCACCAACAACCCTGTTTTGGCGAACACTTTGGTTAACACTACTGGATCACAATCAAATGTTATACCATCATCACCACCATAAATACCGAGGGACTGATAAGCGTCTTTGGGCTGAAGACCAGCTTGTCGGCGCTCGATATAATGTAAAAATGCTGTGGTGAGTGAATTTTTAGTAGAAGTATCAGAACTTCCACTAAGAGTGTTGAATTCCGCCTTGTACATAATCCCGTTGGATGTGAAGCCGGTTGCGTGGCCTTCCCGATCAATTGCTTTTGACAACTCGGCCTTATATGGCGGTGCGAACGCACGCAAAGCGCATGTCTTTAGTATTTCGGTGTGAAAAGGACCGCTACTTCCGTCCAATCGTGTAGTGTCGTCTGTGACGACATATTGCGCTCCAGTTGCTTTCTCCATAACAACACGGCCGATTTCTGCCGGTTGCTTACCGAAAGCATACCAATGCGCTGGTTTCATTACATGATTAGCGAATGAGTAGAAAAATTGTCCTAAACGGGCGTTAAATCCAGTCGGCAGTGTAGAGATATTGCGTGGGTGTGTGACCTTCGCATAACTCTCGACTTTCTGAAAAGATTTGACGGCCCATGGTTTCTCGAAATACAAAATGTGTTTTACACGCTGTAATAAGGAACGTTGAGCTGGTCGTGTCCATGAAGTTGCCATAAAATGGTAATCTTCAGGAACAAGAGTGTTGGCCATATGATCAGGTACCAGAAGTTTAGCAAATTCAGCTAAGCATTGATGATAAAACGGGGGTACAGTCTGAACAGGGTTTTTGACGTCGAGTATTCGCCCTTGTATGCAAGATAGATCACTATTATACGATCTAACTGGATGAGCGGCATCAAGCATGTACGGTTCAGTTATTTGACGTAAAGCTGATTGGCCGTCTTCTGTGACAAGGGGTCCGAGAGGCATATAACGGTTGTCTCCAACACGCACTTTCGTGAGCGGGTGATGTGTGTTTGAAAATATTAGATGACCCAACCTTGGGTTCAACAATACTTCAAACAATATACCGGCGATGACGTGGGCGTCCACCTGAACGTCCATACGAATAATGCGTTCAACATCTGACATGGTAGGGCTCTTACTATGCAACAATCGCGTTCTTATAGCAACCAATTGTTTGTCTAACACTGTAGCACACGTATTATCTCTAATAGATGCAAACGAGTGGAGAACGGTCATTTGGTTGTCTACAATATCCATATACTTTATATATGCGATGTTGTCATATACCATTTGTCGATGTCGAAGTCGGAAACCTGGTATTAGCCAGGCCATTGGTGTGTAAATATTCTTGATGTGATTAAAGAACATTATCTTTCGATCGTCACTCAAATTCTTAGATTCCACTAAGTAGAACGACGACCCCCACCAATGATCAACCATGATATGGTCGGTTTCATAATCCCATATGGGGTGGGTATAATGTCCACCACCAGATACGTGCATATCGATCTGGTTGTGCTCGTTAATGCGGTAGGTTCCATCAGTTGTTGAGCCAGCGACATGACGGGGGACGAACGTATATAAAATGACATGATTACCACAAAGATACTGATTCATATCTACATAGTAATCCACATCTGTCATTTTGATAATGTGTTGATCTGTTAA